CATCAGATACAGAAGTATATATGAAGAAAGACCCTAACTCAGGGATGACTATTCCTCAGTTTACTGAAAAACAATCTAAGATGGCAACTGAATTTATCAGAGGTCAAGCACGTTTACAGTACGATAAAAAAGAAACAATTACACCATATAGTGAACCTACTAAACGTAGTCCATCACAAGCAGAGATTGATGCAGGTGAAAGTGAGAAATCAAAAATAGCAACTGCATCATTGTGGAATAACTATTATTTAGAGTCAGACCCTGATAAAAGAAGCAATGTATTACAAGCATTATTAGGTTCTCCTGAAGCTAAAGCAGCAGGGATAATTGGTATTGATGCTGACTCAGAACCCGGATTTTTAAACATAAAAAATGTAACTCCGGGTCAATCTCAAAGAATAGATTTATCAAAAGTTAAAAATTTAAGTGATTGGATGCAAATAGGAACAGGAGTTCATAATGTATCGAATAAAAATATTTTAAATAAAGATTGACAAACAGAATTAAACGGGTTTATAAGTAGTGCCAGCAACAAAACTTTTATTAATGTAAGTCTTTTAAGGAGCAGTTATCATGTCATTCATCAACGCATTACGTGGCAATTTACAAACAAGCAAAGATGCAAAAGATGTATCAAGAAAAGCGGGAGAGGGAGTATTTGCAAATTATGTACGGTCAACGTGTTACGATCAAACAATACGTAATGTCGAACAGCTTGAGCAAGTACACAAAAATGTACTGGAAGAACTAGAAAATCTTAAGGAACTAAGCAAGGAAGAAAAGAACAGTCTTCGCTCTGCTAAGTGTACAGTAGCAAAAGCTATAACGAACGGTGTCGATGTATGGCAGAGGGACGATAGCGGGAACATATTGTTTGAAAATGACTTGCCAATGCCTAAAGGAAAATCAGAATTAAACACCACAAAAACAGATTTCCAGATTATGATTGGTCTTATCGAGCAAGCAAGCAAAAAATTCTATAGTGAAACAAGAGACGTATTCACTACCGAAGAACAGCAACAACTAGCGGACGCATATGCTAACCTTGCTCATGCTATGATTGAGCAAATGCCAGATTGATGTTACTAGTAACAAGGGAGAGGAGAAATTCTCTCCCATATTGGGAGAACATAATGCAAAAACCAGTAAAAATATCTAGTGTTTACTTTACAATTAAACTAGGTTCAGGTAGAACTAGACTTGCGAACTACTATAAACCTAAAAGTATTAATGCGAAGTTTCCGATTAATGTTATTACTAGTAACGGGAGAGATTTAAAATGAGTATATTCAAGGTGGCAAAAGCATTCATTAACGGCAATAGTGCAGCATGTCATAACAGTAACACCAATGGCACTGAATACAAATTGCATGGGCATGTAATAGCCAGGAAAACAGAGACGGGTTTCACATTGTACTGGTGCGGATGGTACACTCGCACGACAGCCAATCATATGAATTATATATTAGCAGCAGCAGGTAAAAATGTGCGTGTATCCTATGCACAATCACGTGATTTAGGTGTAATATCAGAGCATGTTACTAGTAACGGGGGAGTATAAAAATGATAATAAAAGATTTGCTTAAATTCGCGCAACCTTTTGCTGTTGGGTATCTGGACGGGAAAACGTGCGGCATGTCGGAAAATAGAATTAATATGATTTCAGATATAGATAAGTATGCATACAGTTTAGGATACGATCAAGGCGTGGCAGAATACAGCGACAGTCTAGAAAGCGAAGAAGAATAACCCAGCCAACCAAACCGAGGAGAAATAAAATGTACGCATATATTTTCGACAGTAAAGACGGAGAACTATTAGAGACTTATGTAGCAGAAGATGACTTGTCACCTATAACATATGCTAACATGTACGCTGAAAGTGTAGATTGTACAATTGATGACGATGGACATGTGCCGGATGGGTGCGGAGATATCGATGTTAAAATAGCGGAAGAACCGTATAGTGTACGGTGTTGGACTAGTCGCTCGTATTACTTATCATTCTAAAACATTACTAGTAACGGAGAATAAAATGAAAACATATGAAGTAACAATGGCTAGACAAGAGAATAGAATAGTAGTATATACTATCACAGCAGAGGACGAGGACGCAGCAGAGGAGCAAGCGTTGGAATTATTTCACGAGGAAGATTTCGACACGATGCGTACTGTGGTTGCTGATGAATGGGTGCAGCAGGTGAGCGAGTGCGAAGGTCTGTCATCATGCGACTAGAGACAGCATTAGATTGGCTACTACTTGTAGCAACAGGTGCAGCATGGGTTTATATCTGTGTTGCTATTGTGGAAATGATTTATTCATAGGTGATGTATGGCTAAACTAAAGACTAGAATTATAGAGATTACTAGTAACGATGACAAAGTAAAATTCGAGGAGCTATTAATAGCAGAGTTTAAAAAATTGAACGGGTTTGACCAAGAACATGAGGATTGGTTAGATAGTGAATCCAATAAAGTGTTTGTTACTTATATGTATCCAGATGTCACTAAAATGTGCTAATTGAGGTTAAAATGAACTATCTTGACGTAATTCAATTTGAGACATATGTAGCGGGATGTGCTAAGAATGGTAACATTCGTGTGGTGTGGGATGCACCAGAGTCTACGCCTCGCACAGATAATAAAACCATGTGGTTGCCTAAGATTACTAGTAAGACTAGTGAAGAATGGCTGACACGTATTCGCTACTATGTTAAGCATGAGACTAGCCATATTGCAGAGAGTGATTTTGTTTTTCTTAATAAGATGAAACCACAAGGTTTACTTATGCTAATCAATAATCTTATTGAAGACCATAGGGTAGACTATCGTAATGATATAGAATATCTAGGCGATAGGGCAGTGAGTAATGCCTATTGGACACTGTATACACAAGACATAATCGAACGTATGAGCAGTGCTGATAAGGTGTCAGAGCAGCAGAAACTAGCCTTGCCATTGTTTGTATGGGAGTCTAGTTTGCGTGATTGGATAGGGTCATCTATTGAAACTAGCATGACAATGGAGAAATTGCTTGATGAGCTAGGCAGAGAGAGATTAGATAAGTTATACAATTATTCTAGCGAGTTACTAGTAATACGTGAATCAGGTGATGCACAGCAGGTGTACGATTTATCGGTGAAGATACTCAAGGAAGTATTCGACACTAATCCAGAAGACATTAAACCAGAGGGGAAAAGTGATGTTACTAGCGATGGCAGTGCTGATGGTAGCAGTGATACTGCTTTGGAATTAGGAGATTTTGCAGAGTTATTAGATGCATTAGGTCATAAGCATGAGCCTACACGTGATGGTACGCATATGCCTACAGATAGGGCAGCAACAGGTAGATATGAGATACCATTACCTAAAGACTATGTTATTCTCAGATTTCCTGAATTGCATAGGGCAGTGAGTGGTTTTTCTGATACGTCACTAGATAAGTATGCAGTAGAAAGTTACATTACTAGTAACGCTAAACCTATGGCTAACAAGTTGCGTATCAAGTTGCAGACACGCAGCAGAGATCGTTATGAATACGGATTAAAGAAAGGTAAATTACACAATGGTAGCCTTCATCGTTTGTTGCTTGGTGATAAACCTGATGCTGATAGGGTATTTCGACAGCGTAAGGTCACAGAAACACTTGACACAGCAGTCTGTTTGTTGGTAGATTGCAGTGGTAGCATGACAGGCAGGAAGTTTAATATGGCATGTAGCGCAGCAGGTGCATTCTCAGCAGCATTAAAGCCTCTGAACATTGCACACACAGTGCTAGGTTTCACTAATACACTAGGTGATGATGACCCTATGATATGGGTATTCTCAGACTTTAATGAGCGTATCTCTGAGAGTGATTTAGTATCTAGGTTTGATCGTGCCTCTGCTTGTTTGTGGGAGAATACAGATGGTGATGCATTAGCCTATGCCTATGCAATGTTGCAACAACGTAAGGAAAAACGTAAAGTGTTACTAGTAATATCTGACGGTGATCCTGCAGGTAGATCAGATAAAGGTGATATCAGGCAGTATACTAAGGAAATAGTTAAGAGTATAGAGTCTGCTAACATTGATGTATATGGTATAGGTTTACTACATCACGGTGTAGAAAAGTTTTACAAGAAACATATTGTAGTATCTGACGTATCCGAATTAACCCCTGCAATTATTAATATCTTAGATAGGAGTATATAAAATGACCGCAGTTAATGATCGTGTAGCAAAAGCTATTGCTGAACATCTAGGCAAAACACCAAGCAAACCTGCAATTGCGACAGTTGAGATGGACAAAAAGCCACTAGTTGTAGCAGAAGATCAGAAACTATTTAGTGAAGTGTTTGGATATAAACCTGCAACAGGTGATTTTGCAGTGTCTATATTGCCAGACAATAGTAATCCAGACATTGCTAGACTTGTACCTGAGATTGACACTGAATACGTAGTGCAACATGAACAAGCAGCATTACTAGTAGCAGGTATTGAGGACGGTGATAAGACATTGCTAACAGGTCCGACTGGTTCAGGTAAGTCTAGCCTTATCAAGTATGTATGTGCTATGCTTAATCGACCATTCATCCGTATCAATATGTCAGGAGATGTGGAGAGTGCCTCACTATTCGGTACACTGGTTGTACGTGGTGGTGCTACAGTGTGGGAAGATGGTGCAGTTACAGAAGCAGCAAAGCATGGTGCAGTGTGCCTAGTTGATGAATGGGAACTTATGCCCGCAGAAATTGCTATGGGTATGCAGAATTTATTAGAAGATGGTGGATATTTATATCTCAAGGAAAAGCCCGGAACTAGTGATGATCGCACAGTTAATCCACATGCTGATTTCCGTTTAGTATTCGCAGGTAATACTACAGGTCAGGGCGATATGACAGGTGCATTCACAGGTGTAGGTATACAGAACACAGCAACCATTGATCGCTTCACTAACACTATCCGCTTAGATTATCTGTCACAAGCGCATGAGGTTAAGATCATTACTAGTAAGACTAATGTAGCAGACAATGTTGCTAAGAATATGGTACGCTTTGCAGGTCTTGTACGTAATGCCTATGATAGTGGTAAGCTAGGTCTAACAGTGTCACCTAGAACGCTTATCAATTGGGCTAAGAAATGTCAACGATATGAGTTGTCATATGCACTGAATGTATGCTATCTTTGCAAGCTATCAGCAGACGATGCTAAGTCTGTGTTAGAAATGTATAACAAAGTATTCGGTGCATAATAGGTCTGTCATCAGGGGATATATATGACTACAGTTTATGGCTACAATGCCAAGAAAGTATTAGACAATAATTGTTTTGACTATGACAATATGTCAGATGGTGAACAGTTAAAGTTTAATCACGAAGATTGTGACATGGGAGAGGACACAAAGCAAAGATTGTATGTGAGAAAATCCGATGGAGCGTATCTATGGCATTGCCATAACTGTGGTGATTCAGGTTACTATCGAAACAAGGAACTTGAAACTATCGCTAGTAGAGGTGCAGGTAAGGTAACGCATGGTATAGTAGACGCTATTATAGACGAGTACACTAATGCTACAGTTAATTTTGTAGACTATCCATTAGAACAGCAAGTGTGGTTATTACAATATGAGTTTGATCCTTCTATGACAGCATGGGCTAGAATTAGGTCGTCAGATAAAGGGCTATTTATTCCTATATATCAAGATAGCGGAATTAAAGGTTATCAGATTAGACAGTTTAATAGGTCGCCTAAGTATTTAACTAAGACTAGTGTGCATTATTCATATAATTGTGGTGCTAATATGAATGATTCAATCATATTAACTGAAGACTTACTAAGTGCTATTAAACTAAATAAGATAGGCTATAGCACTATGGCATTACTAGGAACGAAGTTGCATTCTGAAGCATTAGATGAGATACTACGTAGGAGATACAAGCAGGTATTGATTTGGTTAGATGAAGACATAGCAGGTGAGAAAGCAGCTAAAGATTTGTTTAAAGAACTCACACCGATTATAGTAGGAACTAGGGTTATGAAAGAAAGGCAACCTAAAGAAATTCCTTTTAGAAAGTTAGAACAAATGATTTTATTTTAAGGAGAATTTAATGTCTTACGACATTGATTTACTAACAGCAGTAAGTAGTAAAGAAAACTATACTAGGTTTAAAGACTTAGTAAAGAAACATAATGTATCTAGGATAACATTAGATTTGTTTAGTGTTATTGGTCAGTATTATGACAATTATCCTATGCGTACTAACATTGTATTAGATGAGTTTAAAACATTCTATTACATTGTATGCGGTAAGAAGGTTAAAGATGTAGCGTCATATGAAGCAGCATTCGACAATTTTGAGAAGAGTTTAGAGAGAGAAGAGAGAGCAGTAATCGAAGACATACAGCGTAAGCTTATCGAGAGCGATTATGCTACACAGATTTATGATGTATGTTTAGGTATTGGTACAGGTAAGGGAGGTGATCTTACTAGTATTGAGCCTATGCTGAAGGAATACAAACGAGAGATAGGAGCTACAGTTGATAAGAGTAAGGTGTTTGTTAGCCCTAGTTTGTCGTATATATCTAGTGTAGTATCCAAAGAAGGACTTAATTGGAGACTGAAGGAACTTAATGTAGCATTAGGACCATTACGTAAAGGGGATTTTATAATTGTAGCAGCTAGACCAGAAACAGGTAAGACTACATTCATGGCTAGTGAAGCAAGCTATATGCTCTCACAGATTAAACCTGATGAACATATTGTATGGATTAATAACGAAGAAGCTAGTAACAAAGTAATGATGCGTGTTATACAAGCATATCATGGTGTTACTAGTAGCGATTTATTGACAGCACCAGATGATTTCGAGAGAGACTTCTTAGCAGCAGGAGGAAGTAGATTTTTAGTATTAGATGACGATAGTGGTATCAAGAGTGTTAATAAGATATCAGCATTGTTTGAAGAGTTTAAACCTGCACTAATTGTATTTGACCAGTTAGATAAGGTGCATGGATTTAATACAGAAGCTAGAGATGATTTGCGTATCGGTAGACTATATGAGTGGGCTAGAGATATAGCTAAAGAATATTGTCCAGTGATTGCCATTAGTCAGGTAGACGGTAGTGGTGAGGGCGAGAAGTGGATACAGATGAATCAGTTGAGAGGTAGTAAGACTGATAAGATTGGTGAAGCTGATGCTATCATTACTATCGGTAAGAGTAATGAACCTGCTATGGATTTAAATAGGTTTATACATGTACCTAAAAACAAATTGTTTGGTGGTGTAGAGACACTAGAAGCACATAGGCATGGATGTTTTGAAGTTGACATTAACCCTTCAATAGCGAGGTATGTAAGTAAATGGAAACTAAAATAAAAGCCAATTATAAAGTTGGTGATGTATTTCTT